TGGATTGGGTCAGACGGCGAACCAGACCACGGCAAACACTGGGGTTCAGGCTGTCGGAAACGCAGGTAACTACCTCACCTCCGGCGCGGCGGCTCAAGCTGCGGGGACCGTTGGCTCTGCAAATGCCATCAATAACGGCATCAGCAATTACTTGGGATGGAACTATCTCAAGCCCAGCGGCAGCACCAAGTCATTTGGCCCCGTGCTAGACCCGTTCTATAGCGGCACTGGCGGAAGCGGAGACTGACATGCCACTTGACCCGAGCATTGCGCTCAAGACCGAGAGCATCAACCCGACAAACCTGATTTCCGGGTTTCTCGATCTTGGGCTGAAGAAAGTCAACCTTGACCGTCAGCGGGCCACCTATGACGCCGATGTGGCCCGGTCGCAGGCGGAATCTAACGTGGCGGTTGGGACTCAACAACCCCGCATCGCACAGGCCCAATCCCAAGCCGGAACCGCTGCGGCGCAGATGAGCCAGGCGCAGCTTGCCAATCTTCGCGATCACACCACCAACATGGTGCAGCAGTTGGAGACGCTGCGGAATGATCCTCAACTGAGTCGCGACAAGGTAGTCCGGTCTATTGTCGATTCCGCAATGAACGTCGGAGCTCCCACGGCTGCGATTGCCCAAGCCCTCCAAGGGCTTCCCGATAACAACGATCCCAATGCGCTCAAGCAGTTTGTGACGCAGGGCCTTGTGCGCGCTCAACAAGCCTCCGCGCATTTGAACTCGATTGCTCCCCCGCCTGCTTTCATCAACAACGGCCAACAAGCCGTTCCGGTGGCGGCAGGAAATCCCGCTGTCACTGGCGTTGCGCCGGGAACCCCACAAGGGCCGGGCGTGCAGATGCAAATCCCGCCGACCGCGCAAACGATGGTCAATGGGCAGCCGCAATACGTGGGTCCGCAGGGCGGCCAAGCGGCGGTTCCATCCGGTCCCGCTATTGGGCAAGTAGAGGGAACAGTCGGCCCTATTCAGGTCGCCACCGAGCATTACAAGAATGTCGCTTCCGAAGCTCAAGCGGCACCTACTCGTATTGCTGCACTCCAGACAATTCAGCAGGAAGCACCGAAGGCCATCACGGGTGGTGGTGACTGGCGCCGGAAGATCCTGTCTCAACTGTCCGGTGTCTTTGGGCTTGCCAACGACGAACAGACCGCCAACGATGTGATGGCGAAGAATCTGTCAGTGATCGCCCAACAGGCTGGAAACACGGATGCCGCAAGAGCTTTGGGCGAGATGGCGAATCCGAACTATCACATGACGAAGGATGCCATCGAGCAAACCGGCCAGCAGTTGATCGGCATCGAAAAGAAGAGAGTTGCAGCGCAGCAATTCTTTTCCGGGCTTCCGACGAATGACCCCCGATATTCTCAACGGATGGCTGAGTGGAACAAGGTTGCAGATCCCCGTTTGTTCGAATACGCGGCCCTTCCTGCGGACAAGAAAGCGGAATGGATGAAACGCCTTAGCCCTGGCGTCAAGGCTGAACTTGCCATGAAGGCTCAGAAACTCCACGAGATGGGGGTTGAGCCGTGAGCTTTGCCGACATCGCCAGCGAACTCGGCGGGAAGACTGCGCCCCCCGCTGGGGGTTTCGGGGCGATTGCCAATGAACTAGGGATTCCGAAAAAGGCAAAGCAGGCCCAGCAGACTCAACCTGAGCCGACGTTTCAAACCAAAGATCCCGCTGCGATGCGGGAAGCCATTGTCAAGAGCGGTGATCCCGCCGTTTTGGCTGTGTTTGATCGTCAGTTTCCCGATTTGGCTGGGGCTGGCGCTGGCCGAGGAAAAGCCCCTGCATCCGCCTATCAACAGCCATTGACGGGCGCCGATGCGGTGCCTGGTGGAACCGTTCCAGGAACTCCTGACGCTCCTGAGTCATGGTGGGACAAGCTGAAAGGCATGGTAGAGGCTGGAGCTTCCACGGTCGCGGCCATCCCTGCGGGGATTGCGGGCAACGTTGCGGGCATTGTTGAGGGGTTGAAGCCCAGCAACTACGGCACCCCTGAAGGGGCTCAGAAAGCCTCCGAGACAGCAACTAAAACCACCGGGGCAATTACCAACTGGGTGACGAACGGAAGACCGACTCAGGCGGGCGAACGCTACGCCGGGAAAATTGCGGATGTAGCCAATAGCTCCGGGTTGATTGCTGCCGCTCCCCTTGCTGAGTTCCAAGCCCTGACCCAAGCGGCAGGGCCCGCGATCCGTGCAGGTAAAGACGCAGCCAAAAGCACGATGGATGCGGCGCGGTCTTCCTTTGCTGAGAAGGTCACGCCTCCAAGGATTGAGCCTGTCTTGGAAAAGCCACTTTACCGTCGCGTCGGGGGTGAGTGGCAACAGGTCACCCCTGAAATATCCGCGACTCCACAGCCCCAAGTTAAAGGCGCGATCACGTTTGATTCGCCTCCTGTCGAGGGAGGGGTTCCCAAACAAGTTATCCCTGATCGCGCAGCAGTTCTCAAGCGCATCGGGTTGGAAGACGTTCGCTCCAGTGCTGTGACCGGGGATGCGGCTAAAGCAGGGCAAGACTATCAAGTCTCTCGCTTCACCAGCGAGCCCGCAGGACTTGCTGCGAAGGCTCAATTTGACGCTGAACGCCAAGCCCTCGTAAACCACGGAGAGAAGACCGTCCAAGCCACCGGAGGGACGTTGGGCTTGGATCAAGACGCCCTGAACGTCCGGGGGCAGACCCTTGCAAAGCCGTTTGATGGGCTTCGGTCTTGGTTTGAGAACGCCAAAAAAGAGCTTTACTCGGAAGCGGATAAACGCTCCGGTGGGCTTCCGAACGTCAAGACCGATCCGATTGAGGGGCTGTTGAATGACCGCAGTTTCAACAACTCTGCAATGGCTCAGGACAAGGGAAACCTTGTCTCGGCGATCAAGAATCAGCTTGAACTGTTCAAAGAAAACAATCCGCAGGGGTTGACGGTCAAGAATGTGGAAGAGTTCAACCAGTGGCTGAATCAGAACTGGAGCCCGGCTAACGCTTCCATCATCGCTAAAGTTCGGGCGGCGGCTGACAAGGCGGTGACGGCTGCGGCAGGGGAAGACGTTTACGCCAAGTCTCGCGCCATTCATCAACTGGAAAAGAAGACGCTAGACAATCCGAACGGGGTTGCCAAGCTGATGGACTTTGACCCGAAAACCCCTATTAACCGGGTCACTCCATACGACAAGATTCCCGACACGCTGACTCGTCTGTCTCCTGCGCAGTTCGATAACGTCATCAAGACGCTCAAGGAAATGCCTGCGGAACTCCAGCCGGATGCTCAGGCGGCGTTGGCTGAGATTCGCGCGCACTACGCCAACAAAGCATTGGATGCGGGCGCGAACAACAAAGGACAATGGAACGCAAAGAAGGTTTCCGACTTCCGCAAGAGCAACAGCGCCAACCTTCAGACTGCTTTTAGGGACAGCCCCGAGGCATTTCAGATGCTTTCTGATCTGGAATCAGCCGGGCACATTCTCGACTTCCCATCGTCCTATCCCGGTGCTGCGGCTCAAGCCGCACAGGTCATGAAGCGCGGGGTGATGAGTTCGATGGTGCAGAAAGCCGGTTCGTTTGTCGGCGGCGGGACTGGGGCAGTGTTCGGCCCTGGTGGCGCGGCTGTCGGTGCGGCTGCTGGTGACGTTGTGGGCGGGAAGCTTGGCGCTTCGATGGGCGAGAAGAAAGCCCTTAAGAAGTGGCAATCAGGGGTCACGAAACTGTCGGATATTCCTCAGTGAATCCCAATCAGGCGGACTCAGAGGCAACCTGTACTTATCAAGCAGTCTCTGAGCCTCATTCCCACGGTATGCCCGATTAGAATAGGCCCACACTGCCAAGCACAAAATGGACAGCCACAAAACCATATCGAAAGTATAGAACATGGCTGTCACGCTTTCACCCATCGGTAACGGGTTCCAATTCTTCTCTGTTGGGGGCCTTCCCCTTTCGGGGGGACTTCTCTATACCTATCAGGCCGGAACCTCTACCCCGCTGACCACCTACACGGACAGCGCAGGGACGATTCCAAACGCCAACCCCATCGTCCTAGATTCAGGCGGGCGTCCTCCGGGTGAGATTTGGCTCACCACCGGATCGGCATACAAGTTTGTCCTGACCGATTCCCTGAGCACGCCTATTGGACCTGCTCTGGACAATATCGTGGGGATGGCGAGCCTCAACAATGCCACCCTGACCGGGAACACGGTCATTGGGACCACCGGAAACACGCTGAACGTAGCCAACAGCGCGTTGGTTGTTTCTAGCGGGAACACAGCCATTGGCGGCGATCTGTCGGTGGCCGGAAATACGACGCTAGGCAATGCTGGCGCGGATCTTGTCACGATCAACGCTGCGACCCTCGCGGCCCCGAACAATCCTGCCGTCTCGGGTAACTGGGCATTTTCTGGAAACGTCAGCGTTGCAGGGAATGCCACGCTAGGCGATGCTGCGGCGGATACGGTCACAGTCAACGGAACAACGTCATTCCCTCTTGCATTGACTACCCACACTTTCGGCGTCAACGTAGGCAACGCCAGCCGGGCAACTTCCACAACCCTTGATTACTACGATGAAAACAACTGGACGCCGGGAATGGAGTTTGGCGGCGCGACAACTGGGTGGTCATTCTCAGGAAGCGCAGGAAAATGGACCCGCATCGGGAGACTGGTCACCTGTAGTTATCACCTTGTCGTAAACACCAAAGGAAGCGCGACGGGTAATTGCAAGCTGACTGGTCTGCCGTTCAACTCCCTAAACGACGGCGGGAATCTTTCTTCTCTTGGAATGGGTGGTGCCATTCTGGAGTTCAGCGGGCTTTTGACCAACTGGATCAGCATCACCGCACGAATCGACCAAACCGGAGGAACAACCCTAGCTAAGATTTACGGCACGTCTGCCGCTGCGGCTTCTTCAACTCAGTTGACCGATGCAGCATTTCAAGCGGGAGCCTATCTTCGTGGCACGTTCACCTACATGACGGAAACTTAGAAGTGTCTCTCGACCATCAAATGAACCGCTGCAATTTGCTTGGTGCTGGGCCGAGGAATCAGGCCGAGACGAACTGCGTAGTTTCCAGCGTGATAAGCAATGCTCGGGACCAACATGAATTGCACTCGTCTCCCTTCGTGAAAGCAGGGAAAACCAGGCGCCTCATGGTTTCCATCGGGGCAAAACTGCGGGCCGGAAATGGTCTGATACCCCGTGATGGCTCCGACAGTGACCCCAAGGCTGACGCGATCTGCGAAAGTTTCGGCAGTGAATCCGAGATAGGCGCTGGTGCGCTCGTAGCTGTTCCGGTAAATCCCGAACGTCACTCCATTATCCAGGCGCGCGTAGATGCCGGGATTGACGTTGTTCAGCCCTCCGTGTTCATGACCGCTGACGAGGTGAAGCCCGACAGTCTGTGCGCTGGCGAACAGGGGGAACAACAGCAAGAAGAAGAAACGCAGCATGACACTCTCCGTGGTTATGGAGAAAGTCTAGGCTTGTGCCGCGCAACGCGCAACTGATCGTTTATCCATACTGAGAACAAACACACATGGCCGTCAACCTTTCCCCCATCTTCAATGGCTGGCAGGGCTTTGGCACTGATGGGCTTCCGTTGTCCGGTGGTTTTCTTTACACCTACCAAGCTGGCACTAGTACCCCTCAAGCAACTTACACGACCAATTCAGGGGCTGTCGCAAACACCAATCCGATTGTTCTCGGGCCGGATGGAAGACCGCCGCAGGAGATTTGGCTTACTCAGGGGCAGGCTTATCGGTTTGTTCTCCAAACCGCGCTAGCTGTCCAAATCGCCACCTATGACAACATCAGTGGCGTTGATGGGAATGTGCTTTCGCAACTGGCTGATTACACCGATGCAGCGAAAGGCGCGGGCCTTGTCGGGTTTCGCCCGTCTCTCAATTACGCTGCCGCAACGGTGGGGCAGGCACTTCGTCAACGTATCTGGTCGATCACTGACTACCCCTTCAATGCGGTAGGTGATGACGCTACAGACAATTACGCAGCCATCTCGGCGGCGCAAACGGCGCTGGCTGCGGCTGGTGGCGGAACGCTCTTGATCCCTCGCGGGAATTTTCGATACAACACCGCAATCGCTCGGGTTGCAAGCGTTGATTTCGAGGGGGAGGGATGGGCGTCTGTTCTAAAACCCGTGTCCTGTTCTGCATTTACCTACTCATATCTCACGAGTTTTGGTCAATCCAGAACTGAAAACCTGTATATTCAAGCCGTTAGCGGATCGTCTCAAATAGGCATTTATCAGCCTGGCACGCTCAATAATGCGGATGAGCTTTACGGGATTCTGATCAAAGACTGCGCAATCACGGGGTTCAATATTGCCATCAAGTTCCGCACCGTTCGGAACGTGTCGATCTTCAACAACTGGATTCAGGACTGCAACTCGGGCATCCACCTGATCGGCCAGTGCCTCGTTATCAACATCTTCGGCAACAAGATGGTGTTTGCTGCGGGGTCCGGTTCGGGCACGCAGTATGGCATCTACACGGACGCCTTCAACTACACGTCAGGATCTGGTTCCGTTCGTCCTGAGACGGTCTGCATTCAGCGGAATGTGATCTACGGCTACACAAACGGCATTGCGTTTACTGGGGTAGTGTTCGGAACTTGCAGAGACAACGACATTCAAGCCACCGGGGTTGGTGTTTCGTTCTCCACGGCTAGTGCTCCAATCACGATTGACTCGAACTACATCCAGATCGCGGGCGCCTCTGCGAGCATCGCTGTGAATGGGCTGGCCCAAGCATCTGCTTTGGACTCGGGCATTGTCATCATCAACAACCACATCAACGCAGTAAGCACTACTGCGGGAACTTCTGTGGGCGTTCAGCTTGGAAACGTCTCAAACGGCAATCAAGACAACGTGAGGGTGGAGAACAACTCGTTCTTCGGATTCACGCTCTATGACATCGCCTTCTATAAGTCGGGCCACATCACCGTTCGTGGGAATTCCTGCTACTCCACCGGAGTCACGAACAGCATCTTCTGCACTGCTCTCGCTGCGAATCGTCCTAGCTATATTGACGAAAACGACTGCTATTCGACCATTGCGGCTGACTCTTCCGACATTGCTTCAAATCTGGTGCAGATTGGTAAGAACATCATCAACCAGACCACGACCGATTACGGAAACGTAGGCGACTCTGGATGGATCACGCCCTCTTTCTCTGCGGGGGACTACACCGGGACGGGGTTGATGACGTGGACCGTCGATTCTGGTGACGTAGAAGTTTTGAGATACCGCATCCAAGGAAAGTGGATGATGGTCAACATCATACTGACCACAACGACCGTAGGTGGGACGGTCAATTCGCCTCTGAACATCAAGATTCCCGCAGGAAAGTCCGTCAGCAAGAGAGCCATCAACCCGTGTCACATCTTGGATAATGGCACTCGATTAATTGCTTACCTGGAAGTCAACCCGACCGACCCGACGAACATCGCAGTTGCCAAAGCTGATGGAAGCAACTGGACCCTTGCCACGAACAACACCTATGTTCGCGGTCAAATCTACTTCGAGATCACATGAAAATCATCACCTACCTCCGAAACATCGCCCGCGCCATCCTTGGCCGCCCTCCGGTTCAGACAAACGACGGTCCCGGTCCCTTCCGCCCGCCGAAGTGAGTCCAATCTCCCTCATGGCTGAATTGCTGCTGGTCTATACGGGCTGGCAGTTGTTTCCTGACGGACCCCTTGCGTTCTATTGCTTGATGGGTGCATGGGTGGCTTCGCTCATGATCCGGCTGGGGATGGCGATGCGCGGTGAGTGGTGGGCGCCGTGTCTGTTTGGTGCTTTTCTCGGCCTCACGCAATCTGTCTGCGGTTTGGCCTATGTCGGGGACGGGAGAAGTTTCCTGTGCGATAAGGGAACTGGACTCCCAATCACTGCTTTGGTGCTAGGGGTTGCATGCGGGATAATGGTCTACCTAATTCGGAGGCGTCATGGCCGCTCCCCCTCCTGACATCGACTTGACCCCCTGGGCTGTCGCCGTCGCTGTCGCGGGGGCTGCTGTAGGCCCTCAGTTCGCCCAGTATGTCGGGGCCTATTCCCTGATCCTCATCGGGTGGTTCGCGGGTCTACTCTACGGGCTGTTTACTCGTTCCCCTGAGTCAAAACTCCCCGTCTGGGCTTATACAGCTTTCACGTTCTGCGTGACCATGCTGGCGACTGTCCCGGCCTCTCAAATTGCTGCGCAGTACGTCCCGTTTTCGTACACTTCGCTTCTGTTCCCCGTAGCTGTAGCGATCCCTGCTGTACCTGACAAGTGGGGCTCTATCGGGGTTTGGGTGTTGGACCGCTGGCAGACAATACGGGGGGCCAAGCAATGAACGGGCATATCGTGTCAATGCTTCTGACCCTCGCAGGGTGCTTCATGCTGATGTGTCGCGTTGACAAGATGGTCAAGGGCGTCACCAAGTGGACGGTGTTCTTTCAGCACGCCATTCTTGCGCTATCCATGTTCGTTTCGGCAGTGCTGAACTTCACGCCCTACGATGATTGGAGCGCGGCATCCCTAGCGTTTGGCGTGGTGATCTTCTTCTCCCTGAGCATCCAGCGGTGGAGATACCAGGCTCCCACGGGAACAACGAAGCCCGCCGATCTGGATGAATCCAGCTACGTGCATATCGTAGGTGGCTCGCGTGAGTGAGCTTCCGCCAATCCGTCACGACGAACTGCTAGAGCGCACCGCTCGCTTCTTCGACGGGCTGCAGAGAATGCACTTTGAGTACACGGCAGTAAAGAACCGCGCGAAGTCGGAAACCACCGCCAAAGCGATCAAGTGGTTTCACCGCTGCATGGTTCTGCCTCTAGACGGTGAGATGCCTATCCCCAACACTGAGCCGGGAGCCCTAGAGTGATTTCAATCCAAGACTACTGGATGGGCCGGGATCGTGAGTTCCCGATGGCTATGGGGCCGGATCTTGAGAAGAATGCTTCGCTGATGGTGGAACTGGCAAACAAGCTGCTAGTCATTGCCCACTCGGCAGGAATCAACATCCCGACCAATCCCCGCACAGGCTCGGTGGTTTCCAGTGGATGGAGGCCCGCAAGTGTCAACGCCGCAACACCCAACGCTGCCCCGAACTCAAAGCACATGACCGGACAGGCAATCGACCTGTACGATCCCGATGGTGACTTAGATGAATGGCTGCTGACGGCTGACGGGCAAAAGGTGATGGCTGACCTTGGACTGTGGCAGGAGCACCCCTCAGCGACGAAATCGTGGGCCCATGTGCAGTCTGTGCCACCTCGGTCGGGGCGCCGCACGTTCTACCCTTAGATGGAGCGTCCAGTGGGAATCGAACCCAACTCTCGAAGGCTTGGAAGGCCCCGGACTGAACCCGTCAGCTTGAACGCACTCAAGCAATTATAGGAGAAACCATGCAACTAGACCCCGTTCTTGCGCTTCTGATCGTCGTTGCGGTAGTCGCAGCCTTTGCCTTTGGCAAGTGGTGGGCGCTTCGCCGGCCTGATGAGGAAGTCTTGGCTCTGAAAGCCGCGACGAAGATGCTCAGCAAGTACACCACCCCGACGACGCCCGAGGCTATCGCAGACCTCCAGCGCCGGGAGACGCTGCGCAAAGAACAGATCGCGGCCTTTAAGGCAATGGTTGAGAAGATCCAATGATCGGCATCGAGGCCAAGCTAATCGGGGCATTGGGCCTCGCTGCTGCGGCCTTGTTTGCGCTCAAGATTCACGATCACGGGATCAGGAAACAGTGTGAGGCGGATCATAAAGCCGCTTCAATGGCTGAATTTCAACGCAACGCACAAGCCATCGGAGAAATCGCCAATGAGGCTCAGAGACTCCAAAACCGTGCGGCTGCTGATCGGGCTACCCTTGATCGTGCTTCTGTCGGCCTGCGCGGGGCCGTTGTCGGTTCCGGCCTCGTTGTCCGTGCCGCCGCTGCCGCCGCAAGCTCGCCAACCGCCGATCCCTCCATTCTGCTCGCCGACATGCTCGATCAAGCTGACCGACGATTACGCGAACTGGCAACGGAGGCTGACGCCAGGGGAAACGCAGGGAAAGCCTGTCAGCAGTCCTACGAAGCCTTGACGCGGTAGGCTGCGGAGTTCGGAGGGGTGGAGGGTCACGGCCAACCGATCACCGCAAAAGTAATCGCCATAGCCAGCGCAGCCGCTGAGTTCACGTAGTGCGACTTTGGCGAGCTAATGCTCATCGCGTGAGCCACGAGGCCAGAGACAAGGCTGGCGCCCGACACGAAGCACAGAATCATTGCGAGCGCAGTAGCCATCTCACTCCCCCTCAAGAGCCGCAGCGGCTCGGGCCAGCGTTCTATCGTCCATCTCTATCCTCCTGATCTGCTGAGTTTCCGAATCTGGGCATATGCTTGCTCAAGCAAAGTGCTCAATTTCTTGTTCTCTCGCTCAAGATCGCGCTTTTCCTCGACCACATGCGCAAAAGCAGTCTTGGCGCCTTCCTCTGCAAGCTCAAGCAACCGAACTTTCTCTCGCAATTGATCGCGGGTTAGGGCCATCTCTATCCTCTCAGTGATCTAGCGCCGACCCGCGCGCATGGCTGAACGGGGTGAACTCCCAAGGGCCGCCGCCATAGCCTTCGGCATCCTTGCAGTGCGCCGCATGGCACTCCGGGTGCATCTTCACCGTACCAACATCGCCGCAGTCATAGCAGCGCCAGCGCACGTACTTCTCGCCAGCGTTCACCAGTTCGCCGCAACTCTGACAAAGGTGTGTCTTGCGAGCAGTCAGCGTCTCGGGGTTTGTGCAGCGCATTCCTTGCTCCGTGATCTAGCGCCTAACCGATGGAACGGACGGCGGTGGGGGTGTCATTGAAAGGTCGGCTCGGTGAACTTCTCGTGCGGCACGTCAGGCTCCATGCTGCGCAGTTGAGCCTCGATAAACCCTCGGGCGTACTCGGTGCCAAAAGTGCCCCACAGAGCGCCCCAAAACGCGATCAGCACTCCAGTCATGTGCGCCTCAAGCGCAAGCTTGTCACCCTTCGGCAACTGGCTAAGAAGGTCCATGCCGTAGCGCACTCCAGCATCCATTACGGCTTTCTCTTTTGTGTCCATCGCCATCCTCTCCGGCCCGCAGGCCTATTGGTCATGCTCCGATGCCGTGGGCGCGCTCAACGGCGCGGGCAATCTTGATGATGTCCTGCATCTTGAACCCAGCTTCTGCATTGATTGCCATCAGATCATCGTTTGCCCAAAGCTGGTGATCGGTCAGCGGCTCCCGCACCTGCGGTGCTGCGGCTAGTGCGGCTCGGGCTTGCCACGCCGACCACGCGCATTCCGTCACCGCGCTTCGGTACTCACCAGCGCCGGTCCAATCCACGGAACCGCCGTTTGAAACGATCCACGCCTCAAACCGCTCGCGCTCAGGCAGCGGCGGAAGCTCCCCCACTGCGGCGGGCTCGGCTGCAAGTGCCTTCCGCACACTTTCGAGGATCAGCATGACATGCGACCCGTTAAGGCCGCAGTAGCCGTTGTAATACTCAGGAGCATTCACATCCCATGTTTTCGCCACAGACCAGATCGCCTCGAATAGAGGGTCAACAAGGTCCATCGGAGTTGGGTTCGGCATTTTGCGAAACGTCTCGGCGGGCTCGGCCTGTGGCGCTGGCTCGGTGGGTGGGGTGGCGAGCTTCCGATGCACAGCAGCCTCAATGGCCCTTGCAACCAGCATCACGGCGGCGCGTGGCTTGGTGATGTCGTATGGCCCTGTTTCAAAGGTCAGTGCGCGCCACGTTTCATCCCCTACATTTGCCTTTGCAAGCGCGCTAACGATGGTCGCCGCAATCAAGTCTTCAGACAGCGGAAGAATTGCGGCGGGCTGTGCTGCCTGCCGCTCGGTGGGTGGGGTGGCGTTCTGGTGGCAGTAGTCCGGCGGACAGGTGCAAAAGTCGCACCCGGGGTATCCGCCGTTCGGCTGCGGATTTATGGGCTGTGCTGCCTGCGGCTGTGCGAGTGCTGCCTCCGTGGCTTTCTTGAGGGCGGCGCGGGCCTGCACGAGGGTTCCCGGGTCGGGCCGCGCATAGTCAGAGTCCGATGCAGAAGCTAGGTACTCCAAATCAGCCAAGCACTCTTGCAGCGCCTCCACTAGCTCAGCATTGAGGGAGTGCAGCCGCTCAATTTCGTCTGCGGCTTCGTGGTCGAGACATGGGCTTGTGTACTCGCGTACCTCGTGTGTTTCGGCGTAGTGCGGATGCTCGCCCATAAACTTCAATGCTTCATCGCGCGCCCTAAACGATTTCCAGCGGCTGAACCAAATGACGATGCCTTCAGTTTCCTTGTTGACGACTGCCCATCCGCTATCCGGCGCAATATTTCTCAGGCGCCCCACAATGTCCGGTTGCTTGCTCATGCTCTCTCCTTTTGTCTCTTGATTGCCCGAAACAGCGTGCTAGGGCTTACCCCGGCCTGACTCGCTGCTTTGCGAATCGACGCGCCCAGTCTCCATAGCCGTAGCGCCTCGTCTGTTGCTGCTGATTGTCTTGCACCCATGCTTAGAATGTAGGCGTAACGCGCACAGAAGTCAAGGAAGATTCGCCGCGAAAGCCTGTGCGTACTCCAGTAGGCTGCTCATGCGTTCCTTGCTCATGACGGCAGTGCTCTCGCGAACATTGACAAACTCGTTCTCAAGCCCTGGCACCATTTCCACGGGATGACCTGTCGCTGCGGTATGCCCCGACACCAACAAGATTTTCCAAGCCATCGAATCCCGAGGTTTCCCCGCCCATACGCGTCCGCTCAGTTCATTGCAGATCGCATGGAACTTCGCTGACGCCTCTAGGCTGCGCTTCTCAGGCTCGATGCAGACGCGATAGCCCTCGGGGGCTTCACGGACTGCCTGCTCGGCACGGCGGCGGGCTTCTAGGTGGCGAAGGTAGAAGACTTGCTTCACGCCAGTAGCCTCCGCAGCGTCACGTTGAGCGCATCGAGTTCGTCCATCTTGGCAATCTTCCATGCGTACCGCTCACCGTGCCACCCCATGCGCTTGCCTTGGTGGCAGTCCTTACACAGAGCGACGACGGTGAAGTGCTGGCCCTGGTTGATGTGGTGAGCATCGCTAGGGCCGGGCGTGTCACAGACCGAGCACGGCAACGCCTTGACGTTGCCAATGTGCGCCCGGTCTGCGGCGGTTAGGTTCTTGGAGTTCACTTGATCTGCAGGTTCTGGCGCGTTTCGACGTGTGCGCCCTGCACTTCTTGGCCTGCCTTGATCGCGTCGGCAATCGCCTTCTTGTCGGGCGATGGCGGCGGCGGTTCCGGCTGGCGCATGAACTCCGCAGGGATCAGGCCCGGCTCATCGATCACAACCGCCGATGACTTGCGGAACGACAGCGTGACGCCTGGGCCTTCAATTTTCGTGATGCCGGTGGCTTCCATGCACCGCTGTAGGTAGGCGCGCATTGACTCGGCGCGGCGCTCGATAGCCTGGCGCCGTTCCTTCTGCTGCTGCTCAAAGGCTTTGATGGCCTCAGCCGTCACTTCCATGTTGCGGATGAAGTATGCGACGTTCTGCGCCTTCACCTCCAACTCACCCGACAGCCCTTCGAGGGTGTCAGCGATGGTCTGTTCGTCCAAGTCCAGATCGGCCAGCTTGGTGGCGGCGTCACGGTACTCGTTGGCAATCACGTAGAGGGCAGTCATGCGGTTTCCTTGGTTTTGGCTTTGGCAGTCTTGGCGGCGCTAGCGGCGAGAATTTCACGCTCGGCATCCGCATCGTTCTCTCGTTGCGCGGCTTGGATGGCATCCGACACAATGCGCTTCAGTTCGCCGACAGTAGCCGCTGCCTGAATGGCTGCGAACTGATCGGCAAGCCAATGCGCCCGCGCTTCCTTCTTGGCGGCGTCTTGCTTCGATTTGCTGGCCGCGTTTCCGTCATCGTCCTCGGGAGCGATCCCGCACGCAGCCATGAGGCTGTATCGACGGGCGTAGGTCAGCGCAGATCCGTAGCCTTGCGGGTCTTGCTTTGCGGCCGGTACATGCAGCTTTCCGCAGCGCATCGATTCGCCGGATTCGTGCAGAAAAACCGTTTCGACGGTGACGCCGGTCGGGTCTTCTGACGTTTCCTGAATGAACGCGATCCCGTTGTCGAGAAGCGCATCTTCGACAGCATCGATGCACGCCCCAAGGTCGGCATACTTGCTGCGGAATGCGGGGTTTGTCTTGTCCTTCAGCGCAGAGCCGAAAGATCGCTTTGCCTTGACGAAGGCGGCTGCAATAGTGCTCATGTGTTATCAGAACGGAACGCGGTCCGTCGCTGCCTTGTAAGCCATCCGAGCACTGAACAGCATGCCGTGGCCGGTTGATCGATAGAGCTTGTAGTAGCTCAGGAACCACTGTGTGTTGCTCATGCTTTCCCCCTTACGTGTAGAGAGATGCGCCGTAGAGATGTGAGGCGCTGTTGGGCTTTTGCGTCGTCGCAGACAGAGCAAACAGCCGATCTAGAGTCATTTTCCACCCTCGTTTTCAGAGGTGAGGCGCATTTATGCGGATTGCTCATGAATCGGCGCAATGCTCATAGGTTGGCTACGCGTGTGGCTATGCTCAAAAGTCACTTGTCAGGGTTAACCCTGTATGTGCGCGTGTTCCATCCTTGTGCGGCCTCGCGCTGGGTATTGAAAGTGGCAAAGCTCATGTGACCGTAGCAGCCTTCGGTATTGCATCCAACCGACCACAAAACATAGTCAGGCCGATGGATTACGCGAGACTCCACTTCCTCCATGACGCCTTCGCCGCCGCAGAACGGGCATGGCATAAGCTCATCCATCTCACCCCCTCCAGTTCACGCCAGCCAGAAACCCCACAGCAAAACAGATGCCGATGAGGCAGACCCACCCGACCACCTGATGCCCAAGGGCAAGCCAATCGCGGGAAGGCTCAGGGATGGGTTCGCCGCTGGGCATCTTCCACGGCATGCGGCCAAAATCCTCGTCCGTGAGTGGTTCGGATGTGTGGATGCGCGGGCTGTTGAGGTTCATTTCATCTCCTGTGCAGCGTAGGTATCTTCGAGCTTGATGATGGCGTCCAGAACGCAGTCGTGAACGCGGTGCATGTTGTCCCATTGGCCGCTGTCATACATCCCGCCTGCCATCCGTTCAGCGCGGTGCAGCATGAGGGTCAGCGCCTCATGCGTGCAGGGGATGGAGCGCAGGAGTTCGGTGATTTGGTCGGCGTTCATTGCAGCCCCTTGTAGATTTCAACCAGTTCACCCATCGCGCTTTCAGACCATCCGCCCATCTGCTGAGCGAGGGCGCGGCCTTCTGCCTCACGTTTGCGCTGCTCTCGCTTTGCCTTGAGGGATGCTTCGATTTGCTCGCGCCTGGCGTTGATTGCCGCGAGACCTTCGGGGGACAGGTAGCCGTCAGGGATCATTTTCACTCTCCTTAGAGATAGTCTTGAAATGCGTAGTGGACTAGTTGATCGAATTCATCCCGCGCAGCATCCCACGCAGCATCCCGCGCAGCATCCCGCGCAGCAGCCCACGCAGCATCCCGCGCAGCAGCCCGCGCAGCAGCCCGCGCAGCAGCCCGCGCAGCAGCCCACGCAGCATCCCACGCAGCATCCCGCGCAGCATCCCGCGCAGCATCGTTACCCATCAAGTAGTCAAGCACCACGTCAGGAGCGTCCCACAGATGCACAACTGACAATGCCTGCTGTCGTGCGAAGTAGCGCAAAAGTTCGGTTGCATCCATCCGGGCAATGATGGTGCGCTCAGAGCAAACCAACTTGTCTGACTGATGGATGATCTTGCCGCCACATTCGACAAAGCACAGTGTTGCACCCGGCGCATATCGCAGCGCATCAGCCGGGCGCAGGCTGGCGTGCAGCCCTTGCTCGCAGATGACGACCATTCCGTCGTGAATCAACTTCACGCCATCAGCGGGAACTTGACGCCCGTCCCGCAGGGTGTCGCCTACAAAGTGCCAAGCTTTCATTCTTCACTCTCCGTTGATGCAGTCGTGTGCTGCGATGGATGTACTATCGGCCATCCGTGTCCGCACGTCAAGTGCTTTTTATGCGGATAAATACCTAGTCTGAGTGCTTGACAGCGCGGCCATCCGTGTCCATAGTATAGGCATGACTCTAACCCAAATCAGGCTGCGCCTAGCCCGATGCGACTTGCGCAAGCTGGCCGCAGAAACAGGCGTCTCGGAGCGCACCCTGCGGCGCATCCGCAACGATTCCGAGTGGTTGCCGATGATGGCAACCGTGATGCGAGTGCAGAAAGCACTACAGAGGAAGGCATGAACAAAAGCATTCCATCAATGGATATCCTCAACTACGTCAAGACCATGCCCGGCACGACGATCAACGACGTGGCTGCGTTCTTCAATGCCAACCGCAAGTCAATGGGCCACCGGCTGACGAAGTTCTACAAGGACGGATTAGTTCGATTTGTTCCCGGAGCTACGCACGAAGACCCCTACAAGTGGTACGTTACCGGCAAGGAATACAAAGCTGGAACCCGTGGGCACGAGTGGCCCCAAGAGCGCAAAGACAAGCTGCGCGAGATGTTCGCCACGGCTCCGTGGGGCGAGCTTGTGAAAGAGTTCTATCCCAAGCCTCGTGCAACGATTGCCGAGATGGCCCGTAGGATGCAACTCAAGCGGCCCCGGAACATTGGCAGGCACAACGGCAAGGCATCAATCCATCGGGTCGAGAAGATGCTAGACGCCCTGCGAAAGAAGACCCATGAGCGGCACATGGAAGAGGACAGACCCCATGTCGTGATCTGCTCGGCCAAAGCAGCAGACACGAACATCGTATCGAAGGCAATCGCTCAGCGCACCCCGCTAGAGCAAGCATGGAGCATGAGATGACCAAGCCGACCGTCACCCAAGGCCGCCGCCTGATCGAGCACCTGAAGCGCCGCCCGTTCACCTACCTAGAGATGCAGATGCTCGGGATCAGCACCAGCCCGCAGAAGCGCATCACCGAGCAGCTTTACGAGCGGGAGCGGATCATCAAGACCAAGGGCCACGATGGTTTGATCCGGTGGCGCATCAAGACCTTGCAGAATGCCTGAAAATGTTCTACAGTAGTCGCGTCATCACCGCCATGATGAGAGAATACAGAGGCCCTTGGCTTCTGCTTCGCGCCCTTCACTGGGCAATCCTCATGGCGGTGAGGTGGAGCAGAGACCAAGGGCCTTTTGCTTTGCCTGACCGTCAGGGCGCGTAAGCTAACGGGGCAGAAATCTCCCGCACCCAGGAACGACACCCGGCACGCGGAACACCCTGCGCGACCGGCCCGGACTCTCACAGAGGTACTGGGGCAAGCGGGGGCCGAGTGGTGAAAGCAACGCCCCGCCGATTGGAATCTGTGCCTCCGGGTGCGCTGGGAGGGTGTTTTGTGGTGCTGCCCGCTTTGGGAGTCATGACCCAGAGTTGGACTGAGCTAAGGCCAGCGGAGTAGCTCTCTGCTTTTTGCCTCTGCGACCCCTCATGGTGACATGGAGGCAGCACCACAAAGCATCTAATCCGGGCGAGGCGTGATCCTCTGGTCACCCTTGCCAGAGCTATGTTCAAAGCCGAGGGAAGTCTCTTAGGGGACCGGGTCTGTGGAAAGCCCCCTCGGCACCTACAACGAAGGAGAGTAAATGGACTACGAGGAATTCATCAAGCGCAAGGCGACTGCGGAAATCGCTACTGGGTTCGATCCGCAGAAGTTGGGCTCGCATCTGTTCGACTTCCAGGCGGCGATTGTCGAATGGGCCTGTAAACGGGGACGGGCGGCGATCTTCGCTGATACCGGACTCGGGAAGACCGCCATGCAAGCCGAATGGGCGAGACAGGTCGCGGCTCACACCGGGGGTAGGGTGCTGATTCTTGCCCCTTTGTGCGTTGCACAACAGACAGTCGAGGAAGAATCGAAGTTCGGAACGGCCATCAAATACTGCCGGAGGGAAGAGCAGACCGAGGGTGACATCATCATCACGAACTATGAGATGGTGGAACACTTCGACGTGGCGGACTATGCTGGAGTCGTTCTGGATGAGTCCTCCATCCTCAAGAGCCATGATTCCAAGACGCGGGCCAAGATCATTGAGATGTTCTCGAAGACCCCGTACAGGCTGAGTTGTACCGCTACCCCGAGCCCGAACGACCACATGGAACTGGGAAATCAGGCCGAATTCCTCGGGGTCATGACCGCGACAGAAATGCTCGCCATGTTCTTTGTCCACGATGGTGGAGACACGAGCCAATGGCGACTCAAGGGCCACGGAAAAACGCGGTTTTGGGAGTGGATGGCATCGTGGTCTGTGTGTGTTCGGAACCCTGCAGACCTTGGATTCAATGGGGATAAGTACATGCTCCCAGGTCTTCGGATGCACGAGCACACCATCGACGTGTCGGATGCTCTGCCGGGCCAACTGTTCTCGGGTATCGCTCAAACCCTGACGGAACGCCGAGACGCGAAACGCCAGTCAATGGCGGAACGGGTCGTGATTACCGCTGATCTGGTCAACAGCCACAAACGCCCGGCCATCGTCTGGTGCCACCTGAACGACGAGAGCAAGGCGCTGGCTCAGGCAATCCCCGATGCGGTGGAGGTTACCGGTTCCATGACCGCCGACGAGAAAGAGCATGCGATCATGGCGTTCACTCACGGAGAAAAACGCGTCATTGTCACAAAGCCAAGCATCGCGGGTTTCGGGATGAACTGGCAGCACTGCGCGGATATGGTGTTCGCAGGGCTGGATGACTCGTTCGAGAGCTTTTATCAAGCCGTGAGGCGGTGCTATCGATTCGGTCAAACCGAAGTTGTTAACGTGCATCTGGTGTCATCCAGCGCGGAAGGTGCCGTCAAGGCAAACCTAGAGAGAAAGCAGGCTCAAGCCAACGAGATGGCCGAGTCAATGGTCAGTCACATGCGCGAACTGACGAAACAAACCATCAAAGGATCAACCGTGGAGAAATCTGAGTACAAGCGTGAAGTCGCCGAGGGACAAGGCTGGACCATCCATCTTGGTGATTGCGTCGAAGTTGCCAGCGAGTTTACGGATAACTCCATCGACTACAGCGTCTTTTCCCCACCGTTTGCGAGTCTGTACACCTATAGCAACAGCGACCGCGACATGGGGAACTGCAAGACTTACAGCGAGTTCTACGATCACTTCCAGTTTCTTGTGGCTCAACTGTACCGAATCACGAAACCGGGCCGGCTCCTGAGCTTTCATTGCATGAACCTGCAGACCAGCAAGTTCAGGGATGGGGTGATCGGACTGCATGACTTCCGCGGTGAGTTGGTGCGGATGTTCACTGATGCCGGTTGGATATTCCATAGCGAGGTCTGCATCTGGAAAGACCCAGTGACCGCGATGCAGAGAACCAAGGCGCTTGGTCTTCTCCATAAGACCATCCGCAAGGACTCCAGCATGTCGCGGCAGGGAATCCCTGACTACCTGGTGACCATGAGAAAGCCCGGAGAGAACGCCGAGCACATCAGCCACACGCACGAATCATTTCCAGTGGACAAGTGGCAGCGATACGCGTCTCCGGTGTGGATGGACATCAACCCGACCCGGACCCTTCAATACAAGACCGCCCGAGAGACCGACGACGAGCGCCATATCTGCCCGCTGCAGCTTGATGTTATCGAGCGAGCTATGGAGCTCTGGAGCAATCCCGGTGATCTGGTGTTCTCCCCGTTCACCGGGATCGGATCGGAAGGGTACGTCTCCATCGAGATGGGCCGCCGGTTCGTCGGGTCGGAACTCAAGCGCAGTTATTGGGAACTGGCGAAACGCAACCTGAGCGAAGCCCGCAAGATTCAGGCAGAAGGGCTTTTTGCTGACCACTACGCAGAACAGGAGTGCGCATGAACGTCAGCCAACTCTGTGCAGATGGTCTGTATGACCGAATTGCCGAGGCAGATAGCCTCTATGGTGACTTCGAGAGCACACATGAGGCGTTAGGGGTCGGGATGGAGGAATGGAAGGAACTAGGCGACGCTATCCGCGAGAACGACCCCGACAAGATCAGGCGCGAATGCTTGGACCTGGCGGCAGTTCTCATCCGCCTTCACGACCAGATCGAAACCAGCGCGAGGCTCAAGATGCGGAGCTTCGCCAAATGACAGCCATCCCATCATGGATAGACCCCGAGGCATGGAACGACTACATGTCCATGCGCAAGCGGATCAAAAAGCCCATGACCGACCGCAGGCTGCGTCAGTTCCTTGCCAGATGCTATGAGCTCAAGCAGGCAGGCCATGACGTAAACCAGAGCCTAGACGAAGCGGCAGACCATCAGTGGCTCGAACTCTACGAGCCCAAAGACAAGGCAATCAGCTTCAAGACAATTGCAGAGGCAGACAGAACCAAAGCCTACATCGCAGAGCACTCCAGAGCCCCCGACCCCCAAGCGAGGGAGAGGCTGCGGGAGATTAAAGACAAGCTGAGGAGGGTGGCTTGAATGTAAAGATGCTGGCGTGTGCCGCGCAACGCGACTAGACTAGAGGCATGGCAAAGACCCAAAAGCAGCGCAGCGCAGAGTTCAGAGCCCGCAAGCGTGAGACGCCAGAGGTGCGGGGGATTTATGCGCCAGCTAAGTGGCACTCCGAGATTCGCAGCCACTTGCACGGTGCATTCTTCGGAAACGATCCGAGCGAGATGATTTTGTGCGCCACAAAGAGAGCAAAGGAGAAAGCATGAACTGCAAGCCGGGTGATTTGGCAATGATTCGTGCCTTTGACGATCAAGGGCCGCTTGCTTACGGGGGGCGCTTCGTAACCTGCATCAAGTTCGTTGGTCGCAGGATCGGGATTCCGTTTGATGATTGGTGGCTAGTTGATAGGCAACTGGGGCCAGACCATGATGGTTACGTTTGCGATTTGGTGCTGATCCCCATCCGCCCATCCGAAGGACAAGACGAAACCCTGACATGGGCCGGAAAACCCAAAGAGGTGACAGCATGAGAACCGAGCGAGACGCCTACGAAGCCATGCGGCCGATGACTCACGACGAACTTGCGAAGCTGTACCCGCGCGAGAAGTTGCAGAACTCCATCCCATCCACCGCTCCCCGCCCCGGCTACGTCCGCAAGATGCCCTCAAGCGGTAAACGCCTCGCTGCTGCTGTGCTGGTGGCTACGTTCTACCTCGGGGTGGCTTCGCTGGTGGTTTGGGGCGTGATGCGGCTTGTTGTGGTGTTTTTCTAACGTTCGAGTGCAGGGGCCGCCCGCTTAGGGCGGTCCCTTGGCACGAGGGGTTATGGCGCGGGTGGACAAACGCTCAACCGTTGGCGTGTTACAAAAAGGGTCTTGCGTAGTCTGGTTGTTGTGCTACAGTAACCACATCGACAACGCAACCGGAGAACGAAATGAGCAAGCGCACTGACTGGACGATTAAGCAAGCGGCGATGTGGACCGCGACGCACAACGAAACCGGCGAAACCCTGGTTGCCCGCACCCGCGAAGCCCTGATGAGCAAGATCAACGAGTGGGACCGGGCGTGATGCCCTGGTACACCACAGAGCACGCCCGCCGAGACGCCCAACGCCAAGCCAAGGAGAGAAACATGGAAGTCAGCCTCTACAGCCCGCGCATCAACGAAATCAAGCGCTACGCACCGCAAGAGCGCATCCAGCTTGTGATGGAAGCGACCGGCTGCACCAACCAAGAAGCCATCGAGTACCTCGTGGGCGAAGAAGGCGACGAAGCGGACGCGATCAAGAGCTACCGCACGGACCGCCAGTGACCGACGACAAGAACAAGGGCGGGCGCCCACCCGCCCCGCCACAGCTACAGCGGGTGAACGTCCCGCTTCGCCTGCCCCGGTGGCTGGTGGAGTGGATCGACCAACAGGAAGGCACGCGGGCCGATGTGATCGAAGCCGCGCTGCTGAAGGCTCACAAGCTGCGCCAGCCGAAGGAGTGACGATGGACTACCACGCATTGACGAAGAAATGCGACGGGATGTGCGACTCATGCGAGTGCCCGCCTGCGCGTGAGCTTGTGACCTGCGGCGGCGGCCTGCCCGGCGACCCGAACGGCGAACAAGCCGCGCTGGCCGTTGAAGTGCTGGTGCGTAAGTACGAAGGCGCGATGCTGCGCGAGAAGTTGCGTGAGGCGCTGAACGAGGCGTACATGATGGGTGCGCAGAACATCTTGGGGCAACTGCGATGAACGGCGCCCGCAGCATGACGCCCTGGTTCCCCGTTGCGGTTGACCCCGTACACGAAGGCATCTATGAAGTCGAGTACCGCCAGTCTCGATTCCTCTTCCGCCGCGAGTGGCGCGATGGGTTGTGGTGCATTCCTGGCGCGGTGCTGTTGCCAGCCACTCGGCCCAAGCGCTGGCGCGGACTGACTGAGCCAGATCGAGCGATGCCGAAGGATCAGTGATGAACACCAACAAACCACTTCGGCGGAACGTGGACGGCGTTTGCACGCGCAGCACCTGCGAGTGTGAGCGCGATGGGCTCGGGGATCAGTGCGTTTGGCTGAAGCCCGTAGAGGCTGAATTCGAGTGCCTTGGCGAACCAAGCCTATGCACGAATCCGCGCGGGTGCGATTGCCAGGAGACCAAGCCATGACGCTGCAAGACCGCATTGACGAACTCGTGGCGCAGCACGGCAGCTTGCGCGCAGTGGCCCGCGTGACTGGTATTGATGCTGGCTACCTGTCGCGGTTGCGTAGCTACGCGAACGTGAACCCGAGCCGCAAGAAGTTGCACCGCCTTGGGCTGCTCCGCGTGGTGAGCTACGAACGTCTCAAGACGCCCAACTTCAAAATCACCGGCACGTAGTGTCCGGTGAATTGATACGTTAGAACATGAACTGCATTACCTGTATCACCTGCTTCAACTGGAGCCCTAAGACAGGCGATCCCAAGCTAGCAAGGCTGGGCTTTGCTCCATGCAGGACGCTGAGCCCGGGGAAGTGGGTGACATTCGCAGCAAGGTATGAACGTGACTGCAAGCATCACCGGCAGGCTGTGGATATGGTTGTGGATAAACGGAGGGAGTGGCTAGATGCGCCGCGCGGCACGAACTGACAGCAATCAATCCGAGATAATCGCCATGCTCAGAAGCAAGGGTGCGACGGTCTGCGACACCAGCCAGTTAGGCGGAGGGTATCCCGACCTGACTATCGGCTACATGGGCCGCACGTTCCACATGGAAATCAAGGATGGGACAAAACCCCCCTCTAAGCGTAGACTCACCCCAGACCAAGCTGAGTGGATCAAAGCCTGGCGAGGTGGCGCAGTTTGGCTCATCACCAGCATTCCAGATGCCATGTTTGCGTTAGAACAAACCAGTTTCGCCACTCCACCGGGAAATCCGGTGCTTCACGAAGAAACCTCCCCGGTCTACACCTCTCCTCCCGGGACAGGAACGTGAGCGGCGCTTTTTACACAGGAAAACCATGCTTCAACCCCTCAGAGACAGAATCCTAGTTGAACCCGACCCCACCCGAGGCGACATCACCGCAGCCGGGATCATCGTCAAGGCAAGGGAAGGCATCCACACCAGCGATGAGCAGCTAGGCAAAAAGGGTACAGTAGTAGCTCTGGGCGCCGAGGTAGACAGCGATCAACTCAAAGCAGGGGACCGCATCCTGTTCGGCGAGTTCAACTATCCCGAATACTTCGAGGGCGCAAGACGCTACCTAGTCCTCCAAGACAAGGATGTGTGCGCGGTGCTGGAATGAGCGAATGGTACGGGCTCACCGAAGAACAGATCCTCCAACGCATAGAGGATGGGGAAAGCCTCGCCAGTATTGCCGTAGGGCAGGGCAAGAATCGGAGCATGCTGGCTAAGTGGCTGGCAGCAGAAGAGAATCGTTCCGCGCGCGCGCGTTATTCTAGGCAATTAGCAGCGCAAGCATGGGATGAACTAGCAGAATCCACTATTGAGCGGGCAGATGACGCCTTTGGCCTGTCCAAAGCCAAGGAACTGGCCCACCACTACCGCTGGAGAGCCAGCAAAGTAGCCCCCAAGGAATACGGGGATAAGCTCGATGTGGACATGAAAGGCACCATGTCTGTCACCCTTCAGAGCAGCGATGACGCCATTTAGTATCGCCAAACGATACTTTGATGGTGCCGAGTCTCCGAAAACACGGGGTTTGATGCTACTTTGAAGCTCACGCCCAAGCAGGAAGAGGCCCAAAGGCTCCTCGGAAGCCTCTATAAGTACATCATGCTGTTCGGCGGGAGCCGTAGCGGCAAGACGTTTCTTCTAGTCCGGGCCATCTGCGTCAGAGCAATCAAAGCCCCCGGAGCGCGCCAAGCCATCCTGCGGTTCCGGTTCAATGCCGCCAAGCAGTCCATCGCGATGGACACGCTTCCCAAGGTCATGAAGCTGTGCTTTCCTGGTGTTCCGTTCAAATGGAACGACCAGATGGGCTATTTCGACATCGGGGACGGTAGCCAAGTCTGGATCGGTGGACTGGACGACAAAGAGCGAACCGAGAAGATCCTAGGCTTGGAGTTCTGCGGGATCTACCTCAACGAGTGCAGCCAAATCCCGTGGGCGTCTGTTGGGCTGGTCATCACCCGCCTAGCGCAGGTAGTAGAAACCCGCATTAATGATCAGGAGCCAAAGGCTTTGGCCCTGAAGATGTACTTTGACTGCAACCCACCGTCAAAAGGCCATTGGACTTACAAGCTGTTCGTCAAGCACGTAGACCCCGATAGCGGGATGCCTCTGCGGGAGCCCTACGAGCATGCTTACATGCAGATCAATCCTGCGGACAATCAGGCCAATCTGCCGGCCGACTACATCAAGACCCTAGAGGGGTTGTCCTCCAGGCTTCAGAAGCGATTCCTAAAGGGTGAATTCGGTGATGCAACCCCAAACGCGCTATTTGCCGATGAGATTATCGACAAGTGGCGACACCTATATGGAGAACTCCCCGATCTACAGCGAGTCGTCGTCGCAGTTGACCCAAGCGGATCAGGAGACGCTGATAACGCTGACAATGACGCCATCGGTATTGTCGTTGCTGGCCTCGGAACTGATGGCAACGCCTACGTGTTGGAGGATTGCACCGTTAAGGCCGGGCCAAAGACATGGGGAAACATCGCAACTACGGCTTTTGATCGACACCAAGCAGACGTGATCGTTGGTGAAATCAACTATGGCGGGGCGATGGTGGAGCAGGTTATCCAGGCATCCCGCCCCCGTACAAACTTCAAGCAAGTCACCGCCAGCCGGGGCAAAGTGGTCCGTGCCGAGCCTTTTTCAGCGCTTTATGAGCAAGGAAAGGTGCGCCATGTGGGATACTTCCGAGAATTGGAAGATGAACTAGCCGCATTCTCCACAATGGGATATACCGGGCAAAACTCCCCCAACCGAGCCGATGCGCTGATTTGGGCACTGACTGAGCTATTCCCCGGTATGGTGAATCCCCGCAGGAAGTCGCAAGACAAACCCCGCGAACATATGCCTTTGCAGGCCGGATGGATGGGATGAGCAAGGTAGCCGAAACCCTCGCCGAGAAGCGCCACGAGAAAGCAGAGCTAGAGCATTTGCGGGTGTTCTTCTTACGCTGGTGCGAGATGCACCGCCTCATCGCTGACGCATCCTCGACGATGGATGATCGCCGGGAAGCCTCTCAAGACCTTGTAGACCAAGCCCACAAGCTGAAAGAGTTCTATGGCTGACGATAAAGAACCCGGCGACCGTGGCCTGATTGACAAGGCTATCGAGTTCCTCCGTCTCTGCGAAGAGGTGGATAGCGAGAACCGACAAGAGGCCCTAGAGGACATCCGTTTCCGGGATGGCATGCAATGGCCCGCCGAGATTCAGAATTCCCGCCAGCTTGAGCAACGCCCCTGCCTCACCATCAACAAGGTTGACGCTTATGTCACTCAAGTCGAGAACCAGCAGCGTCAACAGAGGCCCCGCATCAAGGTTGACCCGGTTGGCGGCCAAGCTACAAAAAAGGTATCTGAAGTCATTCAGGGGCTCATCCGCCACATTGAGAACAATCGAGGCGGGGGTGATCTCGCCTACGATAATGGCTTTTCTGGAGCTGCCACCGCTGGCGTCGGATACTGGCGAATCCTCGCCGACTACTGCCGAGACGACAGTTTCGAGCAAGACCTCTACCTGGCTCCAGTAGAGAACCAATTCTCCGTCTATTTCGATCCCTCCTCGGTATGGCCTGACGGCTCAGATGCCGAGGAATGCCTCATCACCGAGATGATGGCAAAGCACACGTTTCGTCGCCTCTACCCTGGAGCCGATGATGGTGCGAACTTCAATCAAAGCGGAACGGGGGACAGTTACGCCAACTGGATCAACAAGGAAGAGATTCGGGTAGCCGAGTACTACCGAGTTGAACGGACGAAGGTTGACCTGATCGAGCTATCCGATGGGTCCACTTATTGGGCCGATAAACCGCCCCCGATGCTTCCCGAAGGCATCACGATCAACCGCAAGCGTCCCGCGTGGCGTCGCCAACTCCAGTGGTTCAAGCTCACTGCATTGGAGGTTTTGGAGAAGCGGGACATGCCGGGGAAGTACATCCCCGTGGTTCCTGTGTACGGCAAGACCTCGGTCATTGACGGGAAGCGCAAGCGCAAGGGGTTGGTACGAAACGCCCGCGACCCTGCGCGGATGTATAACTTCTGGCGCACCGCCATGACGGAATCGGTGGCACTTGCCCCGAAGGCAAAATGGCTGCTCGCAGAGGGGCAGGATGAAGGACACGAGAATGAATGGGCATCGGCGAACATCAGCGCAAAGCCTGTTCTTCGATACAAGCTCAAAGACGTTGAAGGCAACGACGCACCGCCGCCTATCCGCATCCAGCCAGAACCGCCTCCGCAAGGCGTCATGGTTGCTGCGGCGTCGATTGGTGAAGACCTGTCGGCTGTTCTCGGCATCGTTGACCCCGCAATGCGGATCGGCGGGAATGTCTCAGGCAAGGCCCTGAACGCTGAACGCCAGCAGTCCGATAACGCCACCTTCAATTTCTACGACAACACCACCCGGAGCATTGCCCAGACGGGGCGGATTCTGCTCGACTTGATTCCCTACTACTACAACGAGCCCGGACGCATCGCCCGGATCATTGGGGACGACGGGAAGGCCAAGAATGTCACGCTGAACCAACCCAATCCGAGCCCTGGCCCTGAGACTCCTGGGCCGATTGAAACGGTTATCAACGATGTGACCGTGGGTGAATACACCGTGGTCATGGACACCGGCCCTGGTTTCAACACCAAGCGTCAGGAGGCCGTGACGGCCATGCTTCCGCTGGTGGAACGGAACGAGAAGCTAATGGACATTGCGGGGGATTTGATCTTCCGCAACATGGATTTCCCCGGCTCTGACGTGATCGCTGACCGTCTCGCAGCGGCTAATCCGCTGGCTCAGATCGACGACGCTTCCGAGGTTCCGCCTGCGGTTCAGATGAAACTGAAGCAGCAGGAACAGGTGATCCAACAGCTTCAGCAGCAACTCCAAGCCGCTGGGCTGGAAATCAAGCACCGTGCCGGCATTCAACAAATGAAGGAAGAAGGGGCAACGCGTCGAGAGATGATAAAGACGACTGCTGCCGTTCACATCGAGGACCAAGAAAACCAGGCGTGGATGCACGACACCGCGATCAAGTCTCAAACGGCCCTGTCTGTGGCTGAAATCAACGCCGTCCGGGATCTTCTCAAGACCAGCGTCAACAACGCCCACGACATGCGGACGCTTGATCGCACGATTGAGAGCGAAGAGAAGGAAGTCAAGGCTGCAACCAAGCAGTAACCTTTACCTGTGAGGCTCACAGGGTTCAATCCACGGAGGCCCAATGGCTGAAGTTGTCACGTCAGAGAATCTGCAAGAGTTCAACCTCGCTCGCTTGGCTCAAACCATGCCCCAAGAAGTAGAGGAAGCCAAGATCATCAGCGAAACCCCTGCTGAGGAAGTCAAGGCAGAGGAGAAGCCCGAGGAAGAGGCAGAAGAGGAAAAGACCGAGCCTAAGAAGCGGAGCAAGATCGAAGAACGCTTCTCGGAACTCACCGAACAGCGTCGGAAAGCCATTGAGCGTGCCGAAGCGGCTGAACGCCGCGCGGCTGAGCTTGAGGCCAAGGCCAATCCCAAGCCTGTCGAGAAGATCGACAACGATGTGGGGCCGGAGCCTAAGCCCTCCGACTACACGGATGCGTTTGAATACGCTAAAGACCTCGCCAAGTGGTCCACCGACAAGGCTTTGAAGGATCGGGACACTCAAGAGGCTGAAAAGCAGCAAAAAGCCGAAGCTGAAAAAGTCATGAAGGGTTGGCAGTCTCGTGTTGAGGCTGTCAAGGCTGAACTGCCCGATTACACGGAAACTCTGCTGGCTGCGGACAATCTCTCCGTGTCGGATGACGTTCGGGATGCGTTGATTGAGAGCGAATTTGGCCCGCGAATCCTCTATCACCTCGCTAAGAACCCCGATGAGGTGGGGAAGATCAACGATATGTCCGTTCGTGCTGCACTGCGGTATATCGGCAAGCTCGAAGCCCAGTTTGAGAAGCCCGGCAAGGAAGAAAAGAAAGAACCCGAGGTGAAAATTGCCCGAGTTGCACCTCCTGAGCCCATCAAACCCATCAGGGCGAACTCCACCCCAGATAACAAAGTGGACAATCAGGGCGAATTTCAGGGCACCTACCAACAATGGCGTGCTTTACGTAAGGCTGGAAAGGTGTAAGATATAGCCCGACAGAGTATGGATTCAGGCCCTCTCTGTCGGGCCGTGTTAGCCGCCACCGGGGCGTTATCCGGGAAAATCCATGCAGTCTCCATGCAAAGAGGCGCGGTGAAAACCCCTTTTGCAACTCACGGAGATAAAGCATGGCAAACAACCTGCTGACTATCTCCAAGATCACCAACGAAGCGTTGATGGTCCTGGAGAACGAACTCACGTTCACCTCGGAAGTCAGCCGAGACTACGACAGCCAATTTGCTGTCACTGGCGCCAAGATTGGCAACACCGTCAACGTCCGTCGTCCGGGTCGATTCATCGGCACCACGGGTCCGGCGCTGAACGTCGAAGACTTCTATGAGTCGAGCGTTCCGGTTGTCCTCACGACCCAGTTCCACGTTGACACGCAGTTCACCACGCAAGACTTGGCCCTGTCGCTGGATATGTTCAGTGACCGAGTGCTGAAGCCTGCGATTGCGGCGATTGCCAACAAGATCGACCGCGATGGCTTGGTGATGGCGAAGAACAACACCGCCAACATTGTCGGCACCGCTGGCACCCCTCCGACTGGCCTCATCACGTACCTGACCGCAGGCGCGTATCTGGACGCCGAAGGCGCTCCCCGTGACGGCCGTCGTTGTGTGGTTGTGGAACCCTTCACCTCTGCGGTGATCGTGGACAGCCTGAAAGGTCTGTTCGTCCCTGACTCGCAACTCTCCAGCCAGTACCGCAAGGGCCTAATGGGACGTGATTCTGGCGGCATGAACTGGAAGATGGACCAGAACGTGGTGTCGCATACCTTCGGTAGCTGGGCCACCACGGCTGGCACACTGACGGCTGCGACGAACGGCGCCTTTACCGGTTCCATCGCCACGGGTTGGGCCTCGACCTCGACCATCACGCTGACCAACTCGCAGACGCTGACCCTGAACCAAGGCGACACGCTCACCATCGCTGGTGTGTTTGCGGTGAACCCGCAGAACCGTCAAGCGTATGGTTCGAACAAGCTGCGCAGCTTCACCGTGACCCAAACGGTCACTGGCGCGGCGGGCACGATCTCTGTGACTGTCTCCCCGGCGATCATCACCGGCGGCCAGTTCCAGAACGTCACGCTGGGTTCGACCTCCGCGACTGCCACGGTGACGCCGTTCAGCATCGCAGGCACGACCGCCACGGCTGTGGTTTCTCCTCAGAACATCCTCTTCCACCGGAACGCCTTCACGATGGCGTCGGCGGATCTGGAACTGCCCGAGGGTGTCCACTTCGCTGGCCGCGCGTCTGACAAGGATGTGGGCCTGTCGATCCGTGTGGTGCGTCAGTACACCATCAACAATGACGCCATCCCGACCCGTCTGGATGTGCTGTATGGTTGGGCTCCGCTCTATGCGGAACTGGCCTGCCGCGTCGCTGCTTAAGGAGCACACATCATGGCAAATCCGGGTCCGGCCTCCACTACGACCGTCAACTACCCGTTGGTGTCGAGCCAGCAGGCGCTTGTCCTCATCGCGGTCATCAAGGGTCTTTCGGTCGCAGCAGCGGGTGACACCGCCGTTCAAGTGCAATCGGGGATTACCTCGTTTGTTCCGACTGTCGTTCTGTCCACCAATGCCAACGTCACCCAAGCGACGGCAACGGTCGGCATTTACACGGCGCCCGCTCAAGGCGGTACGGCTGTGCTGACGACTGCGGCGCAGACGGGTCAAACCACGAACGCCTTCGCGTATGTCCGTGCGGCTACGGCGGCAGCGGCTCAGGTGACGGTGACCACTGGCGGCACGCTGTACTTCAACGTGGGCACCACCGTGGCTACTGGCACGGTGGACTACTACCTGTACGGCTACAACGTCAGCTAAAGAAGGGGGCTTCGGCCCCTTTCTCAAAGGAGAACCTACATGGGACGAAGCCTCGGCGTCGCGGATTCCACCGCATGCCAACAAACCATCAATCTGGACTACACCGCTGCCCTGGTGACCAAGAAGTTCTACGTTGCGCCGCGTGCGGGCATCGTGACCGATATCCGTGGCGTTACGCGCGTGGCCGGTTCGGGTGGTGCTTGCACCATCTCGTTCTACAAAGCCGCGTCGGGCGTCGCGGTTGGCTCGGGCACGCTTTTGCACACCGGTTCGTTCAATCTCGTCGGCACGGCTGATACCAATCAGGTGCTGACGCTGGTGAACGATCAGAGCGCACTGACGCTGCAAGCTGGCGACTCCATCGGCTACGTCCTCACCGGGACGGCCACCAGCGCGGTGGGTACGGTTGGTGTGACCATCGAGCCGCTGTAATGGCTGACATCTCACAAGCACTGCGACCGGCGGGGCCTACCGTGGCCCTGTCTGTTGTCGCCACTTCTCACGCAGCGGTGGACCTCAACGTCACTCTTCCCGAGGGGGCCAACTTCGTTGCTCTGCTCAATCCGGGTGCCGTTGTGGTTGCTGTGAAGATCAGCCAGCAAGGTGTTGCCGCAACCCTCCCGGTGGACGGCACGCCTGGTGACTTCGCTCTGCCCCCGCTGATGGAGCTTCCACTCCTCATCCCTTGTTCCATTGGCCCCTCTGCGCCGGGCAAGATCACCGCCATTGGAGCTACCGCAGGCCCTACGCTTATCTACGCTACGCCTGTGACCATCTAAGGATTTCCAATGACTCAGCCGTTGGACATCGTTTCTGGCGCGCTGAGGGCGATTGGCGCGCTAGAGTCCGGTGAAACCCCGGAACCGGAGGCGGCTAACGACGCCTTCAATCTGCTCAATGACATGCTCGCGCAGTGGTCAAATGAGCACATGATGATTCACTACCAGACCGAGGTAATTTTTCCTCTGGTTGGTAGCACGTACCAATACACCATTGGTCCCGGCGGGACTGTCGGGGCGGTCTTCACTGGCTCCGTTTCTGGCTTCACGCTCACGGTGACCTCCATCACCTCTGGGGCTATCGCCATCGGCCAGACCCTGAGCGGAACGGGTATCACGGCAGGAACGACGATCACGGCATTCAACACCGGATCGGGCGAGAACGCGGCTGGTGCTCTTGGTACATACACCCTCAGCGCGAGCATGACGGCGGCATCAACCACCATCAATGCGTATTACCAACGCCCTCTGAGGATCAATTCGGCATTTGTGCGGGTGTCGAATATCGACTATCCCGTTCAGATCCTCTCAAACGAGGATTACAAGCTGATTGGATTGAAAGCACTCAATGGCCCGTGGCCGCGTGCTTTGTACTATCAGCCCTCCGAGATTCTCGGAAACCTCACCTTCTGGCCCAATCCATCCAGTGGTGAGATGCATATGTATTGCGACACCATTCTGGGGTCGTTCAATACTCTGCAAGACATCATCAAACTCCCACAAGGCTATAACAACGCCATGCGGTATGGTTTGGCTGAGCTTCTGATGCCAGAATACGGCAAGAATTCGCAGGCTCAGAACGCCATGATTTTCAACCAGGCTGCACGAGGACGGGCGTTGATCAAGCGCATGAACATGCAGCCGATGCAGACCGCGAAGTTCGATCCTGTCATCATGTCAGGCAGGCCGAATGACGCAGGCTGGATCATGTCCGGGGGCTTCAACTGATGGCTACGTCTCTCAATCCGAAGACCGGAGCCACCATTGGCTACTATGAGACGAAAGGGACCACGGCAGAGCCGTTTTTTGTCCCGATGGCGTGGCAAGCCTCGTCGCTGTCTTACGTGAACCTGAAAGCCGATGCGGGCGGGAATCTTTCGGTTGTTACGGGTAACCCAACGATCACCCCTGCTTCCCCTGCGACATATGCTGTGACCAACTCCAGCACGCAGGCAATCGCAGCGAACGCAAACAGAACAGGGGTTGTCATCACCAACGTGGGTGGGGTGACGGCCTTTTTCGGTCTGGGAACGACCGCAGTGAACAATAGCGGAATTGCCCTTGTCCCTAGCGGTTCGTGGACGATGGATCGCTACACGTTCTATGCTGGGGCCATCAACGTCATCTGTGCTTCAGCCACGACGCTGGCGATTCAAGAGTTCAGCTAAATGGCAATCTCCCATGTCAAGGTAGACACCATTGCGGACCTCACCGGAACGGTGACGGCCTACAACTCTGCGGGATCTACCCAAACCGTCAACGCTACGGCACTCGTTCGGCCTAGCGACTGGAACTCGGTACATAACCAGTACATGACGATTGCGGGGAACATCGGGGCGAATTCCACGCTCTCGGGTTCCAACATCGTCTTTCAGGCGGCGGGTAATATCTCCCTGTTCGCCTCGACGGATACGCTGATTTTCTCTGCCCCTGTCCAGACGGTTCAGACGCAGGGGATGGTGAGCCTTCAGGGATCGACGGGCGCCATTGTCTTCTCGAACTCCAACAACGTCACGTTCGGTGGGAACGCTTCCACCATCACCGCTTCTGCTTCCTTTAACCAAACGGTTCAGACTCAAGGAAGTGTTCAAGTTCAAGGCTCGACGGGAGCCATTAGCTTTGCCAACGCCAACGGCGTGACGTTCGGAGCGAATGCTTCAACCATCACCGCAAGTCACAACGGCCTCACGACCGCCCGAGCCTCCAATGATGCGGTCGGCCTCAATACCGCACTGACCGGGAATGGGGTCGCGTGGACGGTTAACAGTTCAGGTCTGAGCCTGAACGTCCCAGCCTTCCTCACGACTGCGGCTCAAAGCGACCACAGTCACGGTAACCCGACTCTGGCCCTCACGAACCTGTCAGGGACCACCGCTAGTGCTTCCAACGGGTTCACCCTGAGCCTATCGGCGGCTGCGCCTGGGGGTGGGGGTGGTGCGGCTATCTCTGCTGCTGGGGGTTCTCAGAACACCGGCACGGTTATCTTCTCTAACTCCAACGGCATCAGCTTCGGATACAACGCCGGGACCATCACCGCGACAGTCAATCCTGGCGCTGCTGCTGGTATCGCTGCGGTTCAAGCCGGAACCCAAACCGCGACGAGTGGAACCATCACTTTCGGGAACTCCAACGGCATCACTTTCGGGATGTCTGGGTCTTCTCAGATCACTGCATCTCATAACGGACTGACCACGGCCAGAGCCTCGAACGATGCTATCGGTCTGAACTCTGCGTTTACCGCTGGTCCGTTGTTGATGACGATCAACAGCAGCGGGCTGAGCCTGAACGCTGCGGGGGCTGCGGGGACTTCCTCGGGATTCACGGGCGGGAGCATCTCAGGCTCGATGACCCACAACACCGCTGGCCTTGCAATTAGCCTGAGCCATCCGGCGTGGATCACTACCGCTCGCGCTTCTAATGACGGGATCGGCCTCAACACCGCTCAAACTAACGTCACTTGGACTGTCAACAGTTCAGGCATCAGCTTTAACGCTGCGGGCTACGCTGGCACGGCCACGACCTTCAACGGGACCAATATTTCGGGGTCCATGACCCTGAACAGCAACGGGCTTCGTCTAGACCTATCAGGTGGTGCGGGTGGTGGCGGGGTCAACTCGGGGACGTTCTACGCCCAGGGCAACACCACTCAGTCCAGTTCGGGAACCATCGCCCTTAGCTCCGTCAATGTCCAAGGCGCTGGGGGTGTCTCTGCGGGGATCTCGAACGGCTCTATCGTCGTCTCTGGCCCATCCCTTACGTCTCTCGCTGCGACAGGAGCCCTATCGGCTTCCTCCAACGGATCGACGATCAGCCTCGGAGTGGGTACGGTCACCGCTTCGGCTGTCGGGAACACCACGCAAACCAGCTCTGGAACCGTCAACCTGAACGGTCTGGTTGTCTCTGGTGCGGGGGGTCTTTCCGCTGGTTTTTCCAATGGAACGCTGATCCTATCAGGTGCCGCGGGTGGTGGTGGTGGCGGTGTTGCGATCTCCGCCGGTACTCAATCCGTCTCGACGGGGACGATGGTTTTCAGCAACTCGAACGGCATTACGTTCGGGATGAGCGGGTCCAGCCGGATCACTGCGAGCTATGACAGCACCCGTTTTGCCGGGACTGGGACGACTTTTGCCGGGGCAAACATCAGCGCATCCATGACGCTGAACAGCAACGGATTGAACCTGTCTGCCTCCGTCGCCCCTCCTGGGCCTGCGGTGAACAGCCGATTCGTGAATGAGCCGGGCATCACGACCACGGGCCTTGCTGCTGACCGTTCAAGCGCGAGCATCGTCCCAATCATGCTTCAGAACTATCTGGACATGAGCAACGTCCGGGTGGCGATGTCAATCAGCCCACAGACCACGACCAACGCCAGCACGAACGGCGCGAAGGTCAGCATGAGCATGGTCCTTTACTCGCTTAATGGGTCCACGCTGTCATCCATGCTGTCTGGATCGAATACCTTTTCTCAATCTTGGTCCTCAAACGCAACCGCGTCAATTGGTGGGCCTAGAGGGCTGACGATTGACTGGGCAAATACAACGCGGATTGCCCCGGGTGGATATTGGATAGCTGCACATATTTCTACCGCTACGTCTGCCCACAACACATCAGGGACAAGCAACCTCACCCATGCCATGACGATGGGAATCGGCGTTCCCAACTTGACGCAGTTCCTCGGGATGGACCCGTTTGGTGCTGCGACTGCCGCAACCCGTGGAGCGTCTATCGGACTGGGTATCTTCTCGACGGGAGCCACGCGAGCATCTATCGCCATCAGCGATATTCAGCAGACCGGTTCAAGAGCACAGGCTGCGAAGCTGTGGCTTGATCTTCGCAATTACTCGGTCTGGTAATGGCTTTCCTGCTGCCGTGGCTCAGCAACTCGGCGGGATCTGTCTCGCTGGTTCAGCAATCCAGCGCGATAACGCAGCTTTTCACTGGCTCATCTAGTTGGAGCCCGTCCAATGTCGCGCTGACTGGCGTTGCATCGGGAAATCTATTCATCACGCTCGGTGGATGGTGGAACTCGTCCGCGGGGAATGGTGGAACCAATGCAACTCCGACTGACAGCAACGGGACCGTTTCACTTGCCGTTAACCCGACCCTTCCCGATGGCGTAACCCCTCCGGGCTGGCCTGTGGGTGGGCAGATCGGCTACATCGCTGCACCGAACTCAGGAACCCACACCGTAACTCCCCCGAACATCGGCGGAAGCGGTGACGGCTATTTCCTGCTGGCTGAGTTCTCCTCGGCTTCCGGGTCTACGTGGACCCTGATCGACAGCGGATCGACATACAACCGAAGCGGAACGCCTGGGGCGATTGACGGCGTGACAGTCACCACAACAGGGTCTTCTGCTCAGGCCGGGGATCTAATCATCGCTCTGTGTGTTCTCGACGGTGATCCTACTTCTGTGGGGATCGGGTCTCCCACGACAGGTGTGTGGACTGATCTCCTCAACACCACGGTAACCCCAGGGACCACGGCAACCAATATCGGCATGGGGGCGGGGTTTCAACTCGCCGCGTCCAGTGGCGCTCAGTCGGCGACGTGGGCATGGTCAGACAACGCCTGCGAGATTGGCGCAGGGTTGATCGCAGTCTTCAGAAAGTCCTGACATGGCTATCGCAGCCGCACTCATCGGGACAAGGGGCACAAGCTCCACCAATACCGTTTCGACGGTCGCAGGGACAAGCACGGGCGGTTCTGGAAACCACGGCCTGATCTTCGTTTCGTTTGACGCCAGCGTCACTATCAGCACGGTAGCCGACTCCAAGTCAAACACCTGGACCCTCAAGGATTCCGTCATCTCCAGCACGGGGGATGCGTCCAAGATCGCGGTTTACTACTGCCTGAACTGGACGGGTGGGGCGAGCCACAACGCTACCGTCACGTTTTCAGGAAGCGCGTTTCCTACCTGCCACCTGATCGAAGTCACCGGAGCAGCGACATCGAGCCCGTTTGACGTAAGCGTCACGAACGCGGGTCAGGCGCATCCGTTCTCCGTTGCTTCTGGTGTTCTGTCTCAAGCCGCTGAAGCGGTCTTCCTGTTTGGTGAGCAGAACTCGGGCGGAACGTCTGCGGACAACTACACCTCGTCCAATGCGACGCTGCTCTCTCAAGAGCCTGACCTTACCAACTTCTGGACCAGCGGCGTTACGGTTGCGATCACCGCTGCGACGGGATCGGTCAGCTACAACCTGCAAAAAGGCACATCCAGCGTCACGGGTGCCGTCAAGCTGTTTTCAGTCAAGGAAGGCGGAGCCAGTGGCCCGGTTCTTTCCAGCCCTACGGGAACGTCTACAGGGACGACAACCGCACAGGGGCAAGTTTCCACCACGGGATCAGACGGAACCATGTATTCCGTCGTCAGCACCAGCGCAACCCCTCCGAGTATTGCCCAAATCCAGGCCGGAAACGACAGCACTGGATCTGCGGCAGCGTGGTCTGGAAACCAAGCTATCGCATCCTCGGGAACAAAAACATTCAACGCAACGGGATTAACGGCCTCAACGTCGTATTATTTCTACTTCCAACACCAAGATGCTGCAACCAATGACAGCACGGTTGCGAGTAGTTCACAATTCACGACCGACACTCCGGTAGCGGGCATTCCGACAGCGTGGCTCATAGCGTAGGAGATAGATTGAAGCCTCAAATCATCGTCCCCGACTACGGTAAGCACAACCAAGACCTAGAAGCTACGGTCAAACGGGTCACAGAATCCTCATCGTGGAAGAAACTCGACACGGTGATGCTTATTCCCTCGGGGGGGCAAGTCCCCGTAAAAGCCGCGCTGTCGTGGCTGAATCTCTACGCGCCCCCGAACAACTCATTTTTCCGTCTGCCCACTGTGGGGGCGGTGAATCTTGAGGTTGGGGAGGCTTTCAGCCAATCCATTGAGTTCATTCTTAGCCATCCGCAACTGAGCACCTACAAGTATGTGCTGACTTGCGAGCATGACAACATTCCTCCCCCTGATGGCTTAATCAAGCTCCAGCAGCAGATGGAAGCGCACCCGGAGTTCGATTGCATCGGTGGCCTGTACTTCACCAAAGGCGAAGGCGGCGTGGCTCAGATTTGGGGCGATCCTCGGGATGCAGTGAACAACTTTCGGCCGCAACCTCCGGTGCCGGGTCAATTGGTTGAATGCTGCGGGACGGGCATGGGGTTCAACCTGTGGCGGCTGGATATGTTCCGCGACCCGGACCTCAGAAAGCCGTGGTTCAAGACGCAAACCGAGGGCGGCGTTGCGACCCAGGATTTGTACTTCTGGTCCGATGCCCGCAGGCATGGCTATCGGTGCGCGGTTGATTGCTCGGTTCTGGTCGGGCATTACGATCTAGAAGGCAAGTTCGGCCCTCCCGACATGGTTTGGTAATGGCCCCCTACTACAGGAGACGAGATTGGCTAAAGGTGCTGTTCTTCGCGTGGCTGAGCTACCGGTCTCAGCATTTGAGTCTGTGGTCGCAGAACCAATCCGCCTGGATATCGGCTGCGGCAAAACGAAAATGGATGGATGGGAAGGAATCGATGCCATCGACTTCGGGCAAAAGCACGTCCACGACATCCGCAAGGGCCTTCCGTGGGTTGCAGACGGCTCCGTGTCGGAGGTCCGGTCCTCGCATTTCGTGGAGCACCTCACCGGAACCGAGCGAATCGCGTTCTTCAACGAACTACACCGGGTGATGAAAGTCGGGGCTACGGCTCAGATCGTCACGCCGAACTGGTCACACGCCTGCGCTTATGGTGATCCGACCCACCAATGGCCCCCGATGAGCCAGTGGTATCCGCTGTATCTGAATAAGGCGTGGCGCGACGTGAACGCTCCGCATGCGCCTTACACCTGCGACTTTGACCACGTAGTGGCAGGGTCTTGGGATCAAGCCATTGAAGGCCGGAACGCTGAGCACAAGCAGTTTGCGATGAACAGCTACACCAATGCCTGGCGAGATTTGATCGTTACTTTGACCAAGAAAGCCTAAAATGTCGTTCCAAACCGGAGCATTCCAGTCCGATGCCTTCCAGATGGATGGCGGATCTGCTGTTATTTCGTCCGGTGTCGGGAATACCATTTACGGCGGTCTGTGGTCATTTGGTGGGAATACCATTATTGGCCGGTCGCTATGCATTATTGCGGCGCTGTGCCTAGCAGGGGAATCCAATGAGTTTCGATATGCTGGACCGGATGCAGGCCCCGGCTACCACGGAGAAAGTGGTTATCAGTCGAGAGTGGCACAACCCGGAAATTACCGTGACGGTCAACAAAGACAAGATCACGGTAATCGCGGGGCTGGATGATTTCATCGAGGGATTGATTGCCGAGATGAAACCCATTCCCAAACCCGTTCAGCCGAGCAAACTGGCGCGGTGGATTCTTGGCGATGCTCAACTGGCAACGCCGGAAGACCCTACGCCAGAAGCCATTCGCTCAGCTGCTTACGCAGCCCTTGAGAAAATCAAGGAAGCCACCGGACAGGTGATGTAATGCCAGATTTCGGCTTCGTTGGACCAGCCTACACGGCTCCGAGTATCTACCAAGATGCTCAGGAATTGATTAACTGGTATCTTGAAGTCGATCCCAATATTGGCGATGGGGTTCGTGGCAAATACACCATGTACCCCACTCCAGGGCTGACGCTTAAATGTCAGCTTCCGGTCAGCGAAATCCGTGGGATGCGGCCATTCCCTGACGGGACGAAACTGCTCGTCATTGCTGGGAATTCCCTCTACACCGTCAATTCCGCATTTGCTTCTACGTTTGTTGGAACGATTAGCTCAAGTTCTGGCCCAATCAACATCACCGACAACGGCCTAGATGCGTATTGGTGCGATGGAGCTAACCGCTACACCTACAACTTCGCCAGCAATGCATTTGCTGTCGTGGCTCCGACTGATGGAGCTTTTACAGGTGGCGGCAGGGCGGATGTTGTCGATAACTTCATCATCTACAGCCGCCCCAATTCCCAACAGTGGGCCGCGACGGACGTTCTATCAACGACGACAAGCGCACTGAGCTTTGCAAGTGCCGACGCCACCCCGGATCAGTTGGTGGCTGTCGTTGTCAATAATCGGCAGGTTTTCCTTCTAAAACAGTACAACTCGGAAGTGTGGATTGACGTTGGTTCTTTCCCGTTTCCGTTCCAGCGCATTCCGGGTTCCAGTGCTCAGCACGGATGTGTCTCGGCTGCTTCCATTGCCCTTCTGGGTGACTCGTTCGCTTTCGTCTCTCAGGATCGGCGGGGGCAGGGTCTGGTTTTGATGGCGAACGGCTACACGTTTACCCAGATCAGCACCCATGCGGTGACGAATGATCTAGTGGGGCAAGTCATCTCCGATGCGACAGCCTACACCTATCAGATCGAAGGACACGAGTTCTACGTGGTGAATTTTCCCACGGCGGACAGAACGTGGGTTTATGACCTATCGACCCAACTATGGCACAAGTGGCTGTCCGTCGATTCGTTCAACGTCTATCACCGACATCGTTCAAATTGCTTTGCGACCTTCCAAGGCTTTAACCTCGTTGGGGATTACGCGAACGGGAAAATCTATGCGCTGGACAATACGGTTTACACCGAGGATGGTTCAACAATCCGTAGGCTACGAAGGTGCCCGCATCTGGTGGCAGACTTCAAGCAACAGTTCTTTGACCGCCTCCAAATCCAGTTTCAGCCCGGGGTGGGTCTTCCTACAGGTCAAGGCTCCGACCCTCAAGCGATGCTACGGTGGTCGAATGATGGCGGCTCTACTTGGTCAAACGAACACTGGAGAAGCATCGGCCAGATCGGGAAGTATCGCAACCGGGTTATTTGGCGAAGACTCGGAACCGCGCGTGATCGAGTGTTTGAGGTGGCAGTGAGCGATCCAGTGAAAGCGGTGATTGTCTCGGCTGACTTGGAGTATTCAGCAGGGGATAACTGATGTCCAACACCATCAATATCCCCAACAGCAAGTTTCTTCAAGCGGACGGAAGGCCCGCGCCTGAATGGCTTCTGTGGCTGGTTAATCCCTCTGTTTCCTCCATTGTCGTTTCTGGCGGTCTTCCTGTCACCTCGGGTGGGACGGGCCTCACCTCTACTCCTCCTCTTGGGGCAATACTGACGGGCACGGGAACGGCCTACACGCTCTCAACGACTCTCCCCGCCTCTACCTTCCCCGCTCTCTCTGGTGATGTCACCACGACCGCAGGAAGCCTCACCACGACCCTTGCAACTGTCAACGGAACACCGGGTTCCTATGGAAGCGGATCGACCGTAGCAACCTACACCGTCACGGCTAAGGGACTCGTTACCGCATCGGGATCAACCGCAATCACAGGCGCTCCCGGTTCATTCACGGTCACAACCTCGTTTGGGTGCAATGGGAAAGCGGCCCAGACTTCCGCGACGGCTAACGCCGCGATTGCCTCCACGGCTGGCGCAGCTTACACAGCTACTGAACAGACCATGCTGAATGACTTGAAAGCCTTGGTTAATCAGATCCGTGGCGCTCTCGTGGCGAATGGGGTGATGGTGTGAGCGCGGTCATTGAAACCGAGCAGGCCAAGACCGCGCGAGAAAAGGCGCGGAATCTTGAAGCGGCAATGCGGGAAATGCCGCAGGCGGATATCCCCATTCGACATATCTTCGCGCCTGGTATCTATGCCCGTGAAATGACCATGCCGAAAGGCTCCCTCGTTGTGGGGAAACTCCACAAGCATGAGTGCATGCACACCATTTCAAAGGGGCATGTGATTGTGCAGACGGACGAGGGTTTGGTCGAAATGATCGCCCCCCATACGTTTGTTTCTCGACGGGGGGCGAAACGGGTAATCATGGCAGTAGAAGAAACCGTCTGGACCATGTATCACCCCACGAATGAGACGGACCTAGATACAATCGAGGCATTCTTCATTGCAGCCGACGAGGCCGAATATCTCGCCTATATCGAAACTTTGAAGATCGAGAGTTAAACATGGCATGGATCGCAACCGCAATCATTGGAAGCGCCGTCATCGGCGGCATTGCTTCCAATAGCGCCGCAAATACGCAGGCGGATGCCGCTAACAATGCTGCTGGCATGTCCATGCAGCAGTACCAGCAGACGCGGGAAGACAACGCCCCGTGGCGGCAAGCTGGGCAGACTGCGCTGAATCAGATCGGGGCCATGCAGCCCCAATTCACTCACTCATTCGATGCGAATGACCTCAAGACCAACCTAGCTCCAAACTATCAATTCCAGTTGGATCAGGGGATTGGGGCGACGAAAAATCTAGCCAATGCTTCTGGGGGCCTTTTGAGTGGAAACACCCTCAAAGGCATCAACGACTACGCGCAGAACTTTGCCGGGAATGCCTACCAACAGGCGTTCAACAACTACAACGCGCAGCAAACCAATATCTACAACCGCCTGTCCAACCTCGCTGGATTGGGTCAGACGGCGAACCAGACCACGGCAAACACTGGGGTTCAGGCTGTCGGAAACGCAGGTAACTACCTCACCTCCGGCGCGGCGGCTCAAGCCGCGGGAACCGTGGGAACGGCGAATGCCATCAACAACGGCATCAGCAACTATCTGGGTTGGAACTATCTGAGCCCGTCCGGCGGCTCGAAGTCCTTTGGGCCTGTCCTAGACCCGTTCTACAGCGGCACTAGCGGAAGCGGGGGCTGACATGCCACTTGACCCGAGCATTGCGCTCAAGACCGAAAGCATCAACCCGACGAACCTGATTTCTGGGTTTCTCGATCTTGGGCTGAAGAAGGTCAACCTCGACCGTCAGCGCGCTACCTATGACGCTGATGTAGCTCAGAGGCAGGCTGAATCGAATGTGTCGGTTCAGACGCAGCAACCGAGGATTGCGCAAGCCCAATCGCAAGCCGGAACGGCTGCGGCGCAGATGAGCCAAGCCCAGCTTGCCAATCTTCGCGATCACACCACCAACATGGTGCAGCAGTTGGAGACGCTGCGGAATGATCCTCAACTGAGTC